TATGTTAATATAGTATTATAGAAAGGAAAACTAATGAAACATAAAGAAATTGTTATCGCTACTATTATCGGGTTTTCGATTCTTGGGTGTGGGTGGTTCAATTACGATGTTAAACAGAAGTCTATTAAGCAAGAGCAAGAAATTTTTGAGCAAGAGAAACTGAACGATTTAAATAGGCAGGCTTCTTTGGAAAGTTGTATGTCTGAAGCAGACGAGAGTTTTCATGAACTGTGGAACGATAGCTGTAAGTATGAAGGAAGCAATATTGAGAGAGACGAAGATGGTGAAATAACTAGATGCTGGCTGCCTACTTATTTAGCAGATGATTACAAGGGATCAATGGAAGAGAAACAAGATAACTGTATCAAAATTTACGGGGAAAGTGATTGGGAATAATGAAATGTCCAAAATGTGGAAAAAAGATGATCTTTACCAGAAAATCGAGCTTTAATGGAGGTAAGATGCAACTTAAAAAATGGCAATGTGAAGATGTTGAGTGTGGACAACTACCATTTATCAAAAAGAAGGAAAAACAAAATGGCTGAAGAAAAGACAGAACGTAATATTAAAATATATCTAGACAAGAAGGGCTACAGTAAGCTTGGAGATACCAAACCAAGTCGTGACCCTATGAGCTACCGAGAGCTAATCCAAAAATACGATCTCTCCCAAAGTATGCTGATGTTGATTATTAATCGTTATCAGGACAGAAATGACACCAAAGAAAAGTAGCCTTCAATCTAGAATGCCGGAAGCAGTTGGTTCAGCCAATTGTAAAGTCATTGACCCAAATGGTTTACCCTGGCAAGTTACTTTAAGAAAGCCTAGCTTCGAGAGCCTCTTAGAACAAATGTCAGTCGCTTCACAAACATTCATTAAAGACGGATACAAGCCCGATATTAAAAGTGGATTTAGCAAGGCAAAGAAGCCCGTTGAGACTGTCCCGGGTCGTCAGTGTCCTACTTGTGCTAACCCCTTAGTCTATTTTGAATCTAAAGGACAAAAACATATCAAGTGTTCTACTCAGAAATGGGACTTCACAACCAAACAAGCCACGGGTTGTTCTTTCGTTGAATGGGCAGATAAGCCAGCAACAGCTCCACCTCAGGCACTCAGGGCTATTCCGCCAACCACTCCTGCTCCCTTTGAGCCAGCTACTCAATCTCAAATAACCTTAATTTCTACCAAATGCCTCGAACAATACCGAGAAGGTTTATCAAAACAAGAAGCAAGCCAGATTATTAGTCAATACCTGTCCAAGTAATTCTTTAGAAGAAAGGAGAATATATGGAATTGAAAGAAATTAAAAACACGGTAGTCAATACGAAGACCCAAGAAGGATACGATGAGTTAATGGAGATTTATGAGAAGGGCGGATGGAATTGGGTGGATAGGGACAAACCAACAAGCGGCCCTAATCACTTCAGTAACTATTCGGAAAAGACTTGCGTATGTGCAAAAAATAAGTTTCTCTTTTGCAATCGTGGCTACTATGAGAAAGATGGCTGGAATATTATTTCCCTTGATGAATTTAAGATAGCCCAAGGGCTAAAAAAGGTAGGAAAGTTTAAGGTTGGAGATACAGTCATAAACAAGAAGGGGGAAACGGACATAGTAAAATCTTTCCCTGGAATGCCAGAATATGATGGACGGAATTTTAGTTCAGCGAGTGAAGGGTTCATTCTTAGAAAAAACATTTGGGAATATCAGAAAAATTGGAAAATTGTAGAACCAGTATTTGTAAAACCAGTATTGAGAGGGGGTGAGAAGATGGCAAGTACATTTAAAGTAGGAGATAGAGTAGTAGTTCTTGATGACTGTTGCGATTCAAAAGTGAGAGGGAAAACAGGAAAAGTGATTGATTCGTCATCCTATCCCCTTATCGGCATTGAGTTCGATGAAGACATTGGCGGTCACACTTGTTCTCAAAAAGGGAAGTACAGACATTGCTGGAATGTTGAAGGAAAAAATATAAAATTAATTTCTAAGAGAGGAGGTATTATGACAAAGATAAAAACATTAGCGAGAAAGTTACTCGATAAAGATACGAAAGCTCTGATGAAAGCTGGAGTTTTGAACGATTGCCTGGAAGTTTCAGATAGCAATTTTGTGCTTAACTTCTTAGTGGATCATTTCAAGAAAGAGATGGCTGACGAAGCCAGAGTCTTATTGAAAGAGAGAAAAGAAGAAGAGAAATAATTACTGCCCTGTTCCTGCCCATCGAAAGTGAGGTGAATAAATTAATATGGAACTAAAAAAGAGAAAAAGTAAATATCTTAAAGAGCCAGAGTTTAAGAGAATCAAGGGGTTGCTTGAACTAGGCTGGAAATCGGCTGACACAGCCAAGATTGCCAAGAGATCCGTAGTTACCATCTGTCGTATTAATACCAGTGCTACCTTTGCTGACTATAAGGAATTTCAGAGGAAAATACAGGAAAAATACGAAGAGAAGAAAGAAAAGACCCAGGAAAAACCTGAGTCAATTCAACAACCTGATACCATTGTAGAACTATTGGAGAAGGGAAATCAAGAGCTACATCAAATAAAAGAGATTCTCAAGAGAGTTGATACTAAGTTCGAGATAGCCAAAAGAGGAGGAAGGTTTAGATTAAGATGAAACCCGTTACCATTGACCCAAAAGCCATTACTCAGTTTGCTGAGGAAGCTGGTAAACTCGTTCTCAAGAAGGAAGCCGAGGACGAACTAATGAAGCTTCTTGATATGCAGAAAATGATTGATGGTCTAGTCAAGCAGGTCAAGGAGGATATTGCTAAAGCTGGTAATAAAGTGAGTGATAATTTTAGAGGCGTGATTGGGGAAAGGGTGAGGGCAATCTATCGAAGATTCGGGGAAAAATACGGCTATCATAAGGACATGACCCAGAAAGCCAAACCCTTTCTCAAAGAAATTACCTTTTACAAGGTAGACTCCTCTAAGATCGATAAGTACCTAAAAGAAGTCGGGGAAATGCCGGATGGTATCTTTGAAAAGGAACGTGCACCACAAATTAGTTTTAGCATAAAGGAGGAATAATGTATCTTTTTGTTTTAGGAGCGATACTGGCTGTTCTTGCCCTTCTATTCATAGACTCCACTTATAAGGAAGGCTACAAGAAAGGTTTTAAGGACGGTATTAAAAAAGTTAAAGGAAGAAGAAATGAGAAGGTGTGATTTTTGCCAAGTAATCTTGAGAAGGAAAAAGGTAGGCTGTAGTCGAAATAAAAAGGGTTGGCAGTGGGAAAGCCCTTGCACCTTCAAAAAAAGAATATTTTGCAGTAATGACTGTAGGCATAAAGGGACTGATTTTAATACAATAGATCATAAAGAGGTTATTAACCTGTATCATCTAGGCTTCAGTACCTATAAAGTAGCCAAGAAATTAGATTTGAAACCTAACAGTGTTCGTTCTTTTTTAAACAAAGCTGGTTTGATAAGACCATCTCTCGGTATAATCATAGAGGAGAAGGTGGCAAGGTCTATGGAAAAACAAGGAAAGAAAATAACAAGACAGCGAGGTGATGCCCCATACGATTTCTTAATGGACAAAAAAAGGATTGATGTAAAATCCTCTCACTTAGATAGTGATTACCGGCGCTATACTTTTTCTCTCCAATGTCCCCATAAAAAGAGCGGCAATAAAAAGAACCTCCATGAAACAGTTGATAGTTTTTTTCTAGTCTTTCTCGATAAAAGTAAAATCCCTATTTATAGTATCTCCTCATTAGATTTAAAACCCTACCAAACAATCTTAGCTATCCCAGACAGTTTCAATACAAAACACAGTCTTAAATTTATTAGTTATTTATTATGAGGAGGTGAGAAACAATTATGTACGAAGAAACAAAAAAAGATAAGGGACTCTTTAATCTAGTCGCAGGTGCGGTAGTTGCAGTTTCCCTTTTGATTTTACTAGGTGCGTCAGTAGAGACAGTGGGAGCGGGTTCTGTTAAAGAGGTGCTACGATTCGGTAAACCAACCGGAAGAACCCTTTACCCGGGTATTAATCTAGTAGCCCCGTTCGCTGATCGGACAGTTAAGTTAAATACCAAGCGGTTAGTTTACGAGACTACCTCAGAGGAAAAACAGAGGAGTTCTAAGGCTGACTACAAGGACTTTCCGGTGGACACTAATACCTCTGATGGGCAACAGGTCGATATTTACTACACGGTTAGATTCAGCGTTGATCCGACTAAAACAACCTGGATCGTGAACAATATCGGTAATGAGGCGGCACTGGTTGAAAAGATAGTTAAGACTGATTCTCGGATCTGGGCAAGGAATGTCCCAAGAGAATACACAGCCACCCAGCTTTATACTGGCAACATCCAAGAGATCCAGGCCAAGATCGAAGAGGTACTAAGACCGAAGTTTGCTGACAATGGTATTTTGCTAGACTCGGTTGGAATAAGAGAGATCAAGTTCACTGAGGAGTACGCAAATGCTATTGAGGGTAAACAGTTGGCGGCGGTTGAGGTAGAGACAGCCAAGAATAGAGCTGAACAGGCCGTGTACGAGAAAGAAAGAATGATTACTGAGGCCGAAGGAAAAGCGAAGGAACAGCTCTTGCAGAGAGAGACAATCTCGGACCAGTTGCTAAAAAAGCAGTGGATAGAGAGATGGAATGGAGTCTTGCCAGCCTATATGATGGGGGATTCCCAAGCATTAATTCAAATGCCGTAAGAAAGGAGTTAGTATGGAAATTTTAACTTACGTTTTGTCGGGAGCATTTGTCCTGTTCGGTATTGCAGTGTTGCTACACATTGCTAAAGAGCCAAGTGATGCTCACGGTAAATATAGAAAGTAGAAGCTAAACCTGCCCTTAGTCAATAACTATGAAAAAGAAACTAAGAGTTAGCTACTCACTATTGAGCTTATGGGCGAGAGGCCAGACTGACCAGGCTATCTCTACCTATTTCCACATGGACACTCCCTCTACTCCCCAGATGGAATATGGGAAAAATAAACATGAGGAGATAGCTGAATTTACCCGAAGCAAAGGGCTATTCCCTAAATGGCTCACCCCTATCACTCCTAAGAAACCCTTGCCAGAGCAGAAGATCATAGTTCCTTATAATGAAATATTTGATCTCTCGGCGGTTTTAGACTGTGTTGATGTTCCCAATCTCTTTGAATGGAAAATTGGTAACACTGATAGTCTGAGCTGGTCAAGAGAAATGCAAGTCCCCTTCTATTTTCTAGTCGCAGAGCTGGCTAAAATCCCTATCGAAAAAGCTTATCTAATCAACTATAATCAATACAGTAATACTTCTAATTTTGTAATAATTTGGAATAATGAAAGACAACGGGCTATGGCTAGAAATTTTATTGATACTTTGGCTATTACTGTTTACGATCACTTTGTTAGGGAGGGTTTAATTTAAAGAAATAGGCTAATCTCTATATTGAAAGGAGGTAAAAATGAATGTTAAATTTGAAAATGATAGGTTGCAAATGATTGCGGAAGACGATTTTGAAGAAAGGTTTTGTAAAGAACTGTCAAGGCTAGTTCAGTCAGTAAGCAATGAGCTAATGGCATGGTATGGCGATGTTAAGTTTGAAAAAGAAACTAGCGGACACGTCGTTACTTGGAAGCCAAACAGGAATCCCAGAAAATTATCTGTAGAAGAATCTAAGTAAAGAATAGGCTAATCTCTATATTGAACCCGAGTCAACCGAGTTATAGAGATTAACCTATGATAGGGATTATAGCATAAGTCTGTACACATTGATATAGATCGTGTTATGATTGAAGTATGGAAATGGTAAAGTGTAAATGTTTTTTCTGCAAGAAGAGTTTTATGCGCTCTTCTTATTGGATATATCCGAAAGCAAAGACATTTTGTTGTAGGGGCTGTCTCGGTAAATACCAGAAAAAGGTTTCTAAAAGACTTGTCGATAAATGGAATACTAAAAGGGAAGAAATTAAAAAGAGGGATCATTATAGATGCTCGATTTGCAACATTGACGATAAAAGGCTTGCCGTCCATCATCAGGATCATTCTAATTCGGGAGATCCACAAAACGCAAACAACGAAGATTCTAACCTAATTACTCTGTGCTGTTCGTGCCACTCTAGATTACACCAGTACCTCTCTGGTAGCAACACGAAGGATGAGTTTTTAGAATTACTAGGAGTACTTTAACTTTTACAGACAGCACACTTTTAGCTCGATGTGTAAACTACACGTAAACAATGCGTAAAGACTTTACAATTAAGTTTACATAAAACTTTACCTATGTAGGAGACCTGTGAAGGGTTATAGCTGACCATTTTGTCGACACCAGCAAAATGGTATTGACAAATTAATTTTCTATTGTTATTCTGAATTTGGTAACTGGTAATCTCGTTCATTTTATCTTGGGGTTTGGGAAACCAAACCAGTTACCTCCAAGCCTCAGGATAAAGGGAGCGATTTTTTTATGAAAGAAGAAGAAATACTACAAAAAGCAATAGAAAAAGCTGTTAAGAATGGGTGGGATAGTCTGGATAGATATTCAGATAGAGATGGAACTCTAAAAAAAAAGGTACTAAGGTATAAAAAGTTAGAAAGTGTAGAACACCTACACAATAGTTGTTGGGAAGTAAAGTTTGTTGATAAAAATGGCTGGGCTAAAGACTTTCATTTGGATTTGAATACTATTCTCTTCGACCACGACTTCGCTATCGCCTTTTTTGGTGATAAGCCTCGACTTTGTCTGAAGTGTGCTGGTGCTTTCCCAGAAAGCCTAGAAGAACATAAAAGAAACTCTGAGGTAGAATGGAAATACCACGGTCAACAATTATACCTAGCCAAAAATAGATTAAAATACATTAGTCAGTTTCTTTAACAATTTAAAAAGTGGGTGGGCGGACAATAATCCGTATCGACTAGCTAGACAGAGACACAGCTAAGTTTCTGATGTGCGTTGGTAGTGGTAGCTCCACAGACCTAAATAACTAGCCAAGCAAGGCCAAATCCTTGCCCCACTTTTTGAGCTGTTAAAAGCTTAATTAACATAATGCAGAGGCGGTGCAGTAGCCTAGAGATACCCTAGAGGTGGCAAAAAGTCTCTTTAACTGCATCCCGATAACCGACTGACCGACGGAAAGAGAAAATTCGATTTTCTTCGTTTTTTCTTAACCTTATGACCTAGACAGCATTCTAGGAGGGGGTAAGAGAGGCTTTCCAGAGGGAGGGAGGGAAGAGGGAGAACTGTGGCCGTAGGCCTTTATGTTAGTGATACAGTAAATATCATAAGTTTAAGGAAAGTAGTAGTTAGATGAAACTACAAAAACATATTAAAGAGTGTTTAAAGGATGAGGAGTTTAAAAAGCAATGGTGTATTCCCGATGCTATTGAGCTTGTCGCTTTAAGGAACGTTGCTGGATTAACCCAAAAGCAACTAGCTAAGAAAGTGGGTACTAAACAACCATCTATATCAAGATTAGAAAATAACGGGGACAAGTGTACTTTAAAGTTTATAGGGAAAGTAGCTTATGCGCTAGGGTACAAAGCAAGGTTGAAGTTTACAAAGGTCTAATGTTTATGATGAAGGACTTTATTTTAGAAGATAAATTAGCTAAACTAAGGACGAAGTATAAAGCGTGTAAGAAAAAGAAGGATTGGGCTATGTGCTCTGTGATTGAGAAACAGGCTAAGCTTTTAAAAGAAGGGGCTGATAAGAAATGTTTAAACTAGAAAAAGAAGATGGTTGCTATACTCTATACGAGGACGGCAAGGTAATCGCAGAAATCTATTCTCTTATTAAGGTGAAGAAGTTTTTTAAAAATAAGCTAGAAGAGGATTGGAAGAGACTGAGAAAGAAATAAGGAGGATTATGAAAAAAGAAGAGAAAAAGATACTTGAAGTGTTGGTTAAAAACATCCCCTTTGTCGTAGAAAAGCTAGACAGTATTGAGGAAGAGATAAGACACACCAGGGTCCAACTAGAGGCTATTAAGACGATTATTAAGAAAGTTAATCAATAAGGAGGGGAGAATATGAAGAAAAAAGATAAAAAAAAGGTTTATTTGCAAGATTATCTTGTGTTTTTAGTGCTTTTTATAGCTGCCCCGTTTACAATTATTTACGGAATAAGTTTTATCAATTATGGTCTTGGGGTTATCGCCTACGGTTTATATATGGGATTTTTCGCAATATTAATGATTACCTTTCCAGGAGAAAATGATTAAATGTAAATGCAAACTAACCGACATGGCGATAGGAAAAAGTATTTCTTGGGAATGTCCGGTGTGTGAGAAGGACGGGAGATGGGCAGACCCTAGCCTAGATGAAATCAGGATTGACAGAAACACACTGATTGATTTAAATAAAATTAGAGTTGACCTAGATTAAGATGACTAAACCCAAACACAAGATCAGTAAGGGGGATGGGAAGGACCTTTTATCTAATTTTCCATACTTTATTAAAATGACTAGGAAGAAGCTAAACGAATCACAGACGGAGTTTGGGAAAAGATTTGGTAGAACTGCTACTGCGGTCAGTTTATGGGAGAGTGGGCAAAGAGAAGCCCCACACAAGGTCATCTATTTGGCTCTTAAAAAACTTAATAGGTCAACATACAAGATTTGCCCAAAGTGCAACGGGAAAGGAATTGTCCATGACTAAAACCAAACACAAGATCAGTAAGGGGGATGAGGGGAAGAAGTATCGAACAATTTATGCTGATCCACCCTGGAAATACGGGAAATGGAATGCAAATCGTAATAGGCCAAATAGTAAAGCTAAGCCATTGCCTTTTCCAACAATGTCTATTGGGGAAATATGTTCTTTGCCAATAGAAAAATTTGCCGATAATAATTGTGAACTATATTTATGGACAACTCAGAAATATTTAGAAAAATCGTTCCAGGTAATTAGTGCATGGGGTTTTGAATACAAACAAACATTAATTTGGTGTAAAAGACCAAGGGCTGGATTAGGAGGCGCATACACACCAACTAATGAATTTCTTATTCTTAGTCGTAAGGGTAAAAAGCCAAAATCGAAAAGAATATTAACGACATGGTTTTTAGTTAAGAGGCCCCATAATTATCATAGTAAAAAACCTGATTTTTTTAGAGACATGATTACTGGTGTTACTGATGCCCCAAGAATAGAACTATTTGCTCGTCAAAAAACCAAAGGTTGGGATGTTTGGGGTAATGAAGTAGAAAATGATATAGAATTATGACTAATCCCAAAAACTTCCAAGTTTAGCTAGAGAATCAGATAGCATGGTTAAATTTGACAGATTGAAATCGCACCAAATAGCACCTGAGATGTTTGGTAAACTAACAAGACAAGAGCGCCGGGCAATAACACCTAAAGGATTTGCAGAAGCATTTTTTAAAGCGAACAAATGACTAAAACCAAGCACAAGATCAGTAAGGGGGATGAGGGGAAGAATGAAATTTATTGACTTATTTGCTGGAATAGGAGGGTTTAGATATGGATTGGAGAGGGTGCAGTTTAAGAACAAGAAGCTATGCGAATCAACCGCAAAGGCTGGAAATAAGAAAAGACAAGGTAAGCAATTGCATAACGGAAATAACAAAAGACTATTTAATTGTGTCTGGTCAAACGAATGGGATAAATACGCTAGCCAAATCTACAAAAAACACTATGGAGAAATCGACACCAGAGACATCAGAACAATTAAGGCTAGTGAAATCCCAGACCACGATTTACTCTGTGCTGGCTTCCCTTGTCAAGCGTTTAGCGTCGCTGGGAAAAGGCGTGGATTTGAAGACACCAGAGGGACTCTCTTTTTTGAAATCGCTAGGATTTTATCAGAAAAAAGACCCAGGCATTTATTACTTGAAAACGTTAAGGGTTTGCTTAGTCACGACCAAGGGAAAACTTTCCAGACAATTATTGGGGTTCTCTCCAACCTGGGGTATAGAGTTGAATGGCAGGTACTTAATAGCAAGCACTTTGGAGTTCCCCAAAACAGGGAAAGAGTGTTCATTGTCGGACATCTTAGAGGAAAAAGTAGACCAGAAGTATTTCCTATCAGAGAAAGCGGTGGCGACTTTGTTTCGAGAGGTAAAAAAGGGGAGAAACGGCTTGCCGATACAATCACAGGTAGATACGCCAGTAGAAATGCAAGAGGGACGCACGTTCGGACAAACAAGCAGAATACACAGCAAAAAAGGAATAAGCCCGACAGTTCCAACTGCATCAGGCGGACATCATATACCGATGGTGCAAGAATCAGACGACTAACCCCAACAGAATGTGAGCGTCTACAAGGCTTCCAGGATGGGTGGACTGAGGGCTTGAGTGACACACAGCGCTATAAATGTTTAGGAAATGCAGTTACTATAAATGTTATTACTGCAATAGGAAGAAAACTATGACTAAAAACTTCTTTGACCTACCAGATAAACAAAGACTGGCAATAATTAAAAAAGCTGATGAGGATGGGACTAAGATGCAGGAAGAAATGATAAAGAAAAGTAAGTTGAAAGGTGAATTTTACAAAAGGTTTGTAGTTAAGTCTGTTTTTGGTAGTGCCATAAATGATTTGGGTGGTGTTGATATTATTTGGGAGTGGATAGAAAAGCAACTCCAAGCCAAAGAGAAGGAAGTTGTGGGGAAGATAGGGAAAATTAAGGAATACGCCAAGACCCTACAGAAACACCTGTGCGCATATAGAACAAAGCATGGCGATGGTCGTCCTTGTGATTGCAAGTATTTTATGCCAGAGATTAAATCGCAATCTTGCTGGGGAGGGGAAGTGACTGGTTGCTGTGAAGCGAGGGGAATAATTAGAATTTTACAAACCCTACAAAAGGAGAAAAATGACAAATAAACAAAAGTTCAAATTCTTAATAGGAGACTTCCTAGTAGACCTACGGATACTAAGAGCCAACACTCCTCTTACTAAGAGGCTAGGTGGGGGTCAGATGGCTAGGGGAATGATTAAAAAGTTGATTGAGAAGTGGGAGAAACATGAAAAAATGACTGGCGGCTGCCATGGTTACCATGATGTAGGGGAGTTTTATAAAGAATGAAAAATAAAGATTTGAGAGATAAAATAGTTAAAATTTTAGACTTGGAAGTATCCCCAGATGGAAAACCTGAGTACTTGCTTATCAGAGATGAGAACAATAGAGTGACAGAAGGTATTCCAATGGAAAATGAGGTCATGGAATTGCTCAATCTTTGGAAAGAGGAAGCCAAAAAGATAATCAAAAACAACACAGATAGGCTCGATCAGGTAGACTATGACGGAATAGCTAAAGATATTATAAAAATAGCAAAAGGAGGATAAGGTGAGGAAGGTATATAAATATCGTAATTGGAAACCAGAAGTCAATGTAGAGACAATAATGGAAGAACTAGAGGGTTTGTACAAAGATGGTTGGGCTGTCGTTTCTCACGATCATGGAGTTTACGGCATGAGTGTGATTCTTATGTTTTTTAAAACAATTTAATTAGTTATATTACGAAAGTAATCGTACAAAATGAAGAAAATAAAATACTGGATTAGGATGTTACTAAGGGGCGGTTACTGGATTGGTCATGGAATGTTTAATTGGTTGAAATAAAGATGAAGAAAACTAAAAAGAAAGACAAGCTTGATTTTATGGAAACATTCAGTGTTAAGTCAGCACTGTCCTGTCTTGATGGAATAGAAATAAGACTAGGGGCTATAAGAGGATATTTAGAATATCACAATGAGAAGAAAAAAAATTAAAACACTAGAGAAGATTAAAGAATTTAACAACGGAGTCTGGAATGCCGGTGGAGGCCCAGAGTCGAGTATTAGTCCGGGTGGGTTTTTGACTAGTTCCTCATATATAAACAAGCAAAAGTTAGACATGATTAGACTAAAGATAAACGAAATAATTGAGGTCCTAAATGAGAAGAAAAAAAACTAAGAAACAAAAACTAAAAGAGCAAGCAGATAAGCTCTATCAAATAAAGCTCATCAAACTAAAACCGAGGTCTATAGTTAGTGGATATCCAACCCAAGTGATACACCACTTTATTTATAAGAGCCAGAGTAGCAACCTAAGGTACGACGAGAGCAATGGGGTGCCACTCACGGTTAAAGAACACTCACAGCATCATCTATCAGGAGACCCTGCTATAGTAGCCACAATAGTCAGGAAGATGGGACAGGAATGGCTTAACGACTTAGAATCAAGAAGAAGAATACTAAAGAAGCTAAATATCGGTGAATTAAAAAACATTATTATAAAGTTAGGAGGATAAGATGATAGTACTTTTTACTGGTTTGATAGTGGGGTTTATTGGTGGTTATTATGCCGCTGTGAGGTTCGTTCTCTATCATTATTGTATTAAAGAGAAAAAGATTGGCTATACTAAGATAGTTCCTGGTTTACTAGAAAACTGTTCACGTTGCGGTAGTGAAATGGAAACTAGTGGAATGGGGAATAAGGGAGTAGAGTGGTCTTGTATAAATCCCTCTTGTATCTCATGGTCTAAATTCAGTTATAAAAAAAGAAAAGATGGTTATTCCATGAAACAGATATCAAGAATGTGGAAAGAACATAAAGAAGATAATTATAGCTAAAACAAATATTATAAAGTTAGGAGAACATGAAGATTAAAGAGTTGTGGTGTAAAAGGTTTGGGCACTTGACTATTGTCAGAACAAACAGGAAGAAGCTTGTTGAGTTCAAGTGTGTCTTATGTGGGTATTGGCTCAGGAGCTTTAGTGGTTTTAAGCCGAAACTAAGGTTTAAGGAAATAGCTATGCTTAAATTTTAAGATTAAAGATTGGAGGATAAAGTGAAGAAAAACATAGTTATAGTTTTAATTGCGCTCTCATTCTTAGTCAACGCTTTTTTTACACTGAGCAGGGAAAGAAAAATGCTCGGTTTGATTGACGGATTGGTTGAGTATAACGAAAGTCAAACAAGAATTAACAAGATCGAGGAGGGAATATTAGAAGAAATCGTGGATATTCTTGAAAGAAATCTCTAAAGATTTAATTAGTTATACAAAATGAATAAATACTACGCTAGGAAAACAGAATGCAATCAGGGACACCTACACGACTCTAAGAAGGAAAGTTTTAGGTGTAATGATCTTACTTTGATGGTTAAGGCAAGGGTAATTAGCAACCTGACTCAACAACCAAATTTTACTCTCCAAGAGGGGTTTAGGTACAAAGGGAAGTGGGTCAGAAAGATCAGCTATAAGGCAGACTTTAGTTATTTTGATAATGTAGAGAAGAAACAAGTGATTGAGGATACCAAGGGATACAAGACAGAGGTTTATCGGATTAAGAAGAAAATGTTTTTAAAGACGATAGCCGATAATGATGATCTTGAGTTTATAGAAAGTTAATTATTTAATTAAAGGAGAAAAGAATGAAGTATTATCTAATGGAAAAGTGCGATCAAAATTATAAGTTGTTGAGCGAAATGGATGAAATTGCTAGAGCAGTAAGATTGTACAATGAAAAGACGATTAAAAAGCCAGGGTCTAACTTAGTCATAATGAAGGAAGTTAGCTGGAAAGTAACTGAGGATGAAAAGCAATTTTAGAATTAGCTAAAGATAAAATGAAGCATTGGGATCACCCATTCTTGCATGAGTCTATTCCGAAGGTGGATACTTTCTCTTTGCAACAAATTCTCGATAAGCTACCGCTAGAAAGGCGAGAACCACGGCGAGAAATCCCCAGAAGTAATCCTCAACCAAGAAAAGATTAAATGCTTGGACCATTAAGAAGGTCGCAATAACATCTGTCGTTACTTTTTCTAAACTAGCAATGTTGTTAAACTTTCTTTTATTCATTTTATCTCCCGAATAACTTTAATAATCCCTTCAAAATTAGTTCCTTACCAGTAAACTTATCAATCTTTAGGCTCAACGATTCTCTTAGCTCTAGTCTAAGGCGCTTCAATTCTTCACCTTGACTACTTAATCGCCTCTGTTGCTCTTTAAGCTTTCGTTCTAGCTCGTCTACTTGATCTTCACTCCCAATCGCCCTAGTAACCTCTTCCAAGATGGAAGGCTCTTCTTGAGTAGAACCAAGTTTTTCAGCAAGTTTTCTTTTAAAATCTCGGTATCGATCTTTTTCTTCTTTAATCCTAACATTTGAAACCTCCTTTTCTCTTTTGTACTCACCTTCCAGTTTAGCATAATCTTCTTTTTTGATATAGTCGCTTTTTATTAACTCATCCTTTTTCCTCAGCTCGTCCATCAGATGCTTATGGTCTTTTAAACATTTTTGTAGTGGGTCAGCCATATTTATAAACGGCTGAGGGTCTATTGTCCCACCATAGCCATTCCCCTTATTCCTTGGTTTTCGATAATAGCCCCAATGAAGATGCGCACCAGTTGACCAACCAGTATTATCTCCAATGCCGACTAAATCTCCTTCATTAACCGTCTTGTTAATATTAACTTCAAATGATTTCAAATGGGCGAGAATCGAGCCTTCTTTTTTACTCTCGATCTTTAAGTAATTCCCGTAGCCGTCTTTGTCAAACCGTCTTTCTTTAACAGTCCCAGCATGAGGAGCGTAGACTGGAGTATTGTTCCCCTGGTGTAGCCTCAAATCTAATCCATTGTGACCAAGGTATCCGAACCTCTTGTAAGTCTCCTCGTTCACACCGTGCTCTTGGGTAACATAAACCTTTTTTAAAGGGTATATCATTCTGTTTGAAACACCTTATGCTTGAGATAGTCGTAGCCTACCGTTGCTCCAGTAGCCACTATTGCCCAACTAAATATGATTCTCTCTCTAAACTTCTCTAAGAGGGAAATCCTGTCTTCGTGTTTATCGAATTTGACATCCAATTTATCGAAACGCTTATTCATCATTTCAAAAATTAGCTTATTGGTTATTCTTCCGTTTTCTCCATTCATAGTTCTCCCCTTCCAATGTTGCCAATCTCTCCGAGTCCTCTTTTTCTCTCTGTCTTTTTTAAGAAACCTTGCCACCGTCTTTGAATACTAGGGATACTGTACTGGTTTAAGATTCTATTTAACGATTGCCTTTGTGCACTAAGTCTCTCCATAAGAGCACGTAAGCCTAAAACAGGATCATATAATGGAACACCTTTTCCTATCGGTAGAACTGCCCTAGGAACTGAAGCTATACCGGGATCAATGGGTCCAGTTAATTTGTTTAATGTTGGACTGAAGAATGATTCCAGAGCGTTAAGAATAACTCTTTTCTCCTGAAGTTGGGTCTGAGATGGTAATGATGGCAGATTAGGTGGTGGCGTTCTCTGAGTCGCAGATGGGGTTGCACGTTGAGCCAACAGATTTCTTTGTTGATCTGCTGTTCCTAAAACATTTGCTCGGTTAAGAAAGTTTAAGAATGCCATGCTATATCCCAAACAACCTTCCTAGTCCTCTATACTTCATAAGTTGCCAAGTCCACCTATTCAATACCCTTGGAACTTTATAAGTTAGAGCCTCAATTTTGATTAGTTTAGCTGCTTCAGGAGCTTTATCTTCGATTGTTTTCCTTCCGGCTCTAAAGAGGGTAGCGAAATATCTACCAGTTGGAGTTCCCTTTAGAGCACTATCTTTAGCGTGACCAAAAGATCCCCAATCGGAAACACTTTCTCCAAACTCAGTCCAATCCATACCCCCAGCTTTAAGGACTTCTTGATATTTCTCATTTAAACTTTGTACCTGTGGAGTTCTTTCAGCAAACTTATTTCCCGCTTCTGAAATCGCTTTTGTAGGAGCATCGCCTTTAAGTTTTTGAAATGCTTGTGCCTTAGCTTCGGCTAGTCCAGCCCTCGGTTTAGTGATTTTCCCTGCAAATTTACTCTTAATTAAACCAGGTATACCAGTTACTCCAGCATATGCTCCACCGATAGCTGCTCCCCCTATGGCCTCACCACCGCCTAGCAATAGTCTCTGAAGACCAGCTTGAGGAATAGATGGAGCTACACCTTCTTCTCTAGCTCTTTCCTCCTCTGGGCTAACACCAGTAACACCGTGAACACCTCCAAGTAATGCCCCTCTCCCTAATCCTGCTAGAACTCTTTGCTTAAATTGTTGGGGCAGTGCTCCAACACCGAGTCCAAAAAAGGGTGCAAGTTCTCCGCCAACTCCTATTTGTTCTGCGCCAGTTTCTCGAAGTATGTCACCTGTTTTACTTAATTGTTCCCGATAACCCTGTGGGGTAAAAAATTGTCCTATCCCACCTTCTCTAACATCTTCTGCTATACCACCGTAAATTTCTGGTAACTTCTGAGCGTATTGACCAGTCCTTGTTCCTTTTAAGAGGTTTAACAGTCCAGGTAGAAGCCTGGCTTCCTCTGGTTGAGAGGGGGAAGAAGGCAAAGCTGAGGCTCCTGCCTCTTGCGGAACCCATCTAGTTTCTCCAGTTTGAGTATTTCTTTGTTCTCTAAATGTTGCCATTATCTTTCCTCCACCTTTCCAGTATCAACCCACTGACTGGATTCATTTCCTCCAGTAGGGTCTAGCAGTTGATTGCCAGACTCTACTCTACCAGTAGTGAGAAGACTGTTTATGTCAAAATCTGAAGCTCCGAATGGCCTCAGTGTCTGTTGGATTGCAATTTCTTTTTCTCTAATTAAGTCATTCAGTCTTTTGATATTAGTTGATTCTTGCTTTGTTGAAGAAGGAGCCCATTTCTTTGCCTGTTTTATTTCCGAATCAGTAAAAGCAACACCGTATTTTTTCTGCTTAATGTCAGAAACCAACCTGTCAACCCTATCTCTTGTTCCTTCTGCTGGTAAAACAGGGCTTAATAGTCTTGCCAGTGGTCCAGTTGTTGCCTCTGTCAAACTTCCGAGGTAAGTTCTTTCTCTCTCTCCAAAAAGACCTAGAGTTTCTTTTAAATCAGTTAATAGTCTTAAATTATCAGTTGTTTCTCCCTGAAGACCGACTGGAATACTGTACTTTTCAAAAACGTTAACTGCCCCTCCTGCTCCACCTGCGCCAGCTCCACCCGATAGTTTATCTTGAAGACCTAATAAGTCCATAAGATCTCTAGCTTCTTGAGCAGACTGTTCAGCCTGAGCCTGTTTTAATTGAACCTGAGCTACCATTTGATTAGTACCAGCCCCGATAATGTCAGCGATTGTTCCTTCTCTCTCTTGACCTGTTTGAGCCAGTGTTCCTAGGCTACCGAGAAGTTGTCCTCTTTGAGCACCCAACATCGTATCAACATCTAAAGGATTGACTTCAGCAGTTCTCTCTCTCAAAGCTGGGCCTTCAGAAGCCAGTTGACCTGTTACTGTCCCAATGTCGGAAGCTAATTGACTTGTTCCTCTTGACGCTCTAGCTTGCTGAATACGATCTCTAACCTCATCTTCAAAGGTCGTTGCTCCAGCCTGAAGCTGTGAAGCTTGCAAGCCTAATTCTCTCGCTCTCGCTTGAGATGCTTTTATTTGTTCATAGTCGCTAAGTGTTGCGGGCATAGTTCTATATTACTAAGTATAAGAGTATCTTTGCAACTCACGTTGCTTTTGGGCAATCTGAGTTTGTATTAACGATCTCTCTTTTGCTTCTCTCTGTTGTCTGATAGCTAGTTCCTCACCCTGAAGGCTTAATTTTCTTGATTCTCCAGCTCGTGTTCTCTCTTCTGCTAAATTGGTAAGGGATTCTGGTTTATAAATGGTAGTTGGTTCTTCTCCCCTTCTTCTAGCAATTTCTACTCTTGAAGGTAATTCCCCCATTGATGGAATACCAGCCGTTCCTAGAGCAGCCGTAGTTGTAGCCGCTTCTGCTCCTGCTCCACCAATTCTCCTCACTCTTTCTCTTTCTGCTGTTTCACGAGCTAGGGTTATCCTCTGTAAATCATACTTGCGACCAGATTCAAGCTCAGTTTTAGCCTGTCCTGCTTTTCTACCGATAGTCGCCTCTTCTTCAGTTTGCCTCCCCAGAAGCTCGCCGATTTTCTTTCTACCAATCCCGCTAGTAAGAGTTCCCGATTCTACCTGTCCCTGTTTAGCATTATCAACTCTCTGTTTCCAATTAAACCTAACAGTGTCTAAACTCTCCCCCTCAAGGGCGGTAATGTCTGCTAAAGTATTAACAAAATCTTCCTCGGTCTGGGCTTCCTCAATATCGTACCTTTTTAGTAAATCAGTAGCCTCTTGACCAACATCTCTAATTGTTAGCAGTACATCTTCAGCACTGCGAATCTTACCTGTTTCAATCCCTTTTTCAATCTCAGCTTTCTTTTTATCATAGTAGGGAGCTACTTGAGCAATCGCTTTTTGTAAGAAGGCTTCTTTTTCCTCATCGCTTAGAACCATTGAGGGAATTTGATTAAGCTTATCTTCGAGGTCAATGATCGCCTGGGAAATAGAGTCTACTAGACCATTATTAGCCTGCTGAGAAATAGAACCTCCTCCGCCTCCACCGCCAACATAACCTCCGCCGCCTCCTGTTTGAGTTCTTCCAACTTGAGTAGGTGCAGGTGGTGGTGTTGGTCTAGTAGGAGTGGGAGTAGGAGTAGGACGAGAAGTCCCTCTACCGATGGGAGAACCAAGGATATTTCTGCCAATATCTTTAGCCATCTGGGGCAGTGCCCTGATGTTCTCAGTTAATGTGGACAGGAAGCTCATATTTTTATACTAACACTATTTCTTTCTTACGCCAATATCAACCTTAAACTCAAACGTACCATGATTAGTAGGTACAAGAGTAGGGCTAGGCGTAATAATTAGCTTTTCTTTCTCAAGAAACTCCTTTAAAAGTTGATTTGGTTGCTTCGGTACTGGTTTAGTAGCAACGTCTTTTTTATCTGTCATATTTCACCTCCTTTAAGTTTGTTTGGCTTTCTCAGCCCACCAAATAATATTGCTTGCTCTTGCGGTAGCCCCGCTTCTATTTGTCATTCTTAGTAAAAAATCTTGTCCTGACTTAAATACCCATTCTCCGCCTGTACCAGCACCAGCTCCAGTAGCTTTTTGTTTTTCACCACCCTCTGCGTGAGTATAAGCGATGCGTTCTCCACAGCTCTCAACTGTATCAGTACCGACGTAAGATCCGGTTAGATTATCTTCCATCGTTAGAGAAACACCAGTTTGAATACTGGCTATCTGGGCAAACTCCCTCTCCACGCCCTTCTCAATTAAAACCCAATCTCCTACTACAAAGTTAGTAGTGGCGGTTACGTTAAGGATATCCTCTAAACCAGCCTCGCTTGCCCCTGAATTAGCGTCTACCGTGGTGCTTACTAAGGTTGGGGTATTCGTGAATGTAGCGTCGCAGGTGTTAGCTGTAAACCTGTTTGCATCAAAACAGTCAATAGTCGTCCCTGCGGCTGTAAAAGCTGGGCCTTCAAAGATTTCTAATTCCCAAAAGCCCTGAACTACTGCTTCCAGTGAAATGAGGTGAACGTCATTGGTTGAACCTACTTGAATTAATAGGTTAGTTTCCGCATTATCAGCAGTTTGATCTCCGAAATATGACGATATCTGAAATACCTCCCCTAGGTGAACATGGTACATTACGTGAGGAGTTGTAATTAACATCCCCTCATCGTCACAAATAACATTAGTGGGAGTACCCTTAAACGATGCTACTAATTGTTTCCATAAACTCATTTAAAATATCCTCCATTCTTCTGTCGTTTCAAATATAATTATAACAGACTCGCCATCGTTAACTACCTGAGTGGTTTCACTATTTATTTCTTCAGCACCATTTCCATCAATCGTTAGGCCATTGCCAGAACTACCGCAGTTTGTTATAAAAAACCTTTGCCCATCAACTCCGGCAGGCAAGGTAAGCGTCCAAGCCGCCCCATCTGTGTCGCAATAAATAGCATCATCGGTTATTAAAGCAGCGTAGGTTGTAGTTTGCCTAGTGGTGTTAACTATTCTGCCCTTTGTAGTGTGAAGCTGGGCTAATGGGGTCGCTATCCCAATCCCTATTCGATCAGTCGAAGCATCGGCGTAAAATAGGCTTGCGTCAGTATCCCCCTGAACATTAAAATCTATATCAGCACCAGCACCGTTAACATATACTATGTTTGTTCCCCCAGTTGCTCCCGCAGACTGGCAGTGGAAAAGAAGCAGTCTGTTCGTAGAATTACTGTATACCTGAAATATACCAGCCCCAGTTGACCCAGCTTCACGAAGAGTATTGTAACCAAAAATTATTGATCCGCCAGCAACGTTTCTGTCAAAAAAGAAATTAACGTCATCGTCTTCTCCTAGGCGAATTGTATCTCCCTGGTTTTGAGTAGTTGTATTCCCCATGAGGTTTGTGCAAGACAAGTCACCATCTACGTCCATTAGGTACTTGGGGGTTCCCTGACCAATTCCAATACGGTTAGTTCCCCCGTTGAGGAAGAACATATTGGCATCACTGTTACTCTCGATTCTGAAATCAACATCGGCACTGTCTTCGTTAAAGATTGCCCCTCCTCTAACATCCAACTTTACACTTGGAGCGTTTGTCCCGATTCCGATCCTGTTATTTCCCGCATCTAAGAAGAAAAGGTTAGCGTCAGTGTCGCCCTCCATCCGAACATCATAGTCAGCCCCAGCATCATTGAAGATAACTGTCCCTTCAACATTTAAAACTGCGGTTGGAGAAGAGGTGTTAATTCCAAAGTAGTTGTTGGTAGTGTCCCAAACTAATCTAGTAGGGTCAGTATCAGCAGTATCGGAGTAATTGTCAGACCGACCAAAGAGGATTGCTCCTTGGCTAAGAGAATCTGCAAATACCGGATAAACTTTAATATCAGCCATTAGGGTGTGTAATAAATTTTCAAAGCAATATTGTCAAGGCTCCAGTTAGTTGTTCCTGTCAAGCCAGATGTTGTGCCAAATAAGACTCCGAAAGTGCTGTCTTTTACATAGGCAGGTGTCAATCCTAAGTTCCAGTTATCTCCGTTTCCACCTACAGTAATGACCGTATCAACGGATGTCGGATAATTTTGACATTCATAGCGCCTCTGGTCGTTGTTAGCTCCGTAGAGCGTTCCTTGACCGATAGCTAGGCTATTTTTACCAGCGTAGGGTTGTCGACTTGCCCAGTGACATTCAACCGAAACTTCTACACCATTTATCGTAGCCGTGTCGCCGATAGCAGAGAAATCGAAAGTGTAATAATAAAGATATTTTAAGGAAGTTTTAGTCACTGCGGCAGTGGCGTAATTATTATCAGAGGCATAAGCGTTTCCTTCATTGCTCCAAACGCTTTGAGAGTCCGTAAAAGCTGTAGGAGATACCCAACCAGTGTCACTTGCTCCACTAACAGCAGCCTCATCATCAATCCATTTCCACGCCTGGTAATCTTGACCTATATAGCTTGATAGTTGCTGATAGGAAATTGCCCCATCAGGAAACATATTTCTAGTTTCAAAAGCAGAAAACCCTGGTAGAACTAAATCTCGGCGGGATAAACTGTAGTCGAAGCCTACATCCCCATAGCCGATGGCTAAATCTTCATCTCCGAGAGAGGGAGTAAGTTTTCCTGAATAAATAGAGCGTATTAAGAAGCTGTTGTATCCTAGATTTCTGTAGGTAGCCATTATTCTCCCTTCACTCTCCGATAGGCAGGAGTGTAGCCACTGTCGAGAGCGTGAATCTCATAAAGGTTGCTTTTACTTGTTTCTTCTAAGAGGTATTTGATTCGGTATCCCCTAGCTTTAAACTTAACCACATCACTCACTCCATTCAACTCGCCAACTGGCTTCCATTCCCCATCGTCGACTTTATATGAAACCTTAATGCCACTTAGCTTGTTTCCTATTCCCCAAAGCTCCCTGAATGTGTCAATTGATTTTCTCCCTGATCCATAGTCCCAGTGAGTCTCTAGGTAGGAGCTGAAAACAGCCGTGTTTTGAGTGCTAGAGGCGAACATTTTGAAAATCTCCCCATCGTCATTCCCCATAAACAGTTTTTTACCCGTAGAGGTGGTATATGGGTGGATATTTTTGACCTCATCAACTAGACTTCCACGATTCCAGTTATTCTGTAAAATATCGTAATCGAAAATGACGTTAGGCAACGCTCTTCCATTAAGGGTGATATCGCCGATATAGACGTAGAGGTGGTGTCCTAACACTCCAGCCTTAACTGAGGTGAGATTAGCTTCGGTCATTAAGTCCCAGTAGTCTTGAATTGCTAGGCTAATCTTTTGGTCATTTCCACCATCCCATGCGTACATCCCATCCCTGGCAGGCCAGAAAGTCCAACGGCCAAAACTAGCAATCCCTTCATGAGAAGTACAGCCGTGCTGAGAGGCGTAATATCTTTCCTCATTTTTAGTCCAGATTTGGATACTAGATTCACACCCGACAAATAAATCCCCCATGTGCTTGCCTACTCCTGTGATTGTGTCTTCAAAAGTAACCCACTCGGCTGAATCCCAGGTAATTGATCCATCATCAACCAGGCTAGAGCGATACATCCTATCCTCGTAAACTGTTCCAGAAACATCAACATTAAAAAGGTTCATTCTGTTGGCGAAATCAAAAGCAATATCGGCTTTAGGAGCGTCAGTTACATTGGTAGAGGTTGACCAGTCAGTGCCATCGTAGCTTCTAGTAGCGTCAGACTTATTGACAGCAAAGAGAGTGTCTAGGGTAGTAGATTGAGCAAACCTCACTTTAGCAGCAGCCGTTAAAGACTGAGATTCAGCCGTCCAGGTTCCATTTACATCCTCGTAAATATCAGCGTTAGAAGCACCATCACAAGCGACAATATGAGTATGAGTCCCGTCTGCTCTTACAAAGTCAGTCCCTCCTAGAATATCCTGAGAAGCGGTAATCTGAGCATTTTGAATTTGATAGTCAAAGCCTTTTTTTAAAACACCGATCTTAGGAGTGATGAAGTTCTGAGCCTCGGCATATTCACCAGTCTCATGTATCAAATGAGAAACCTGACGATTTATTCCGCTAAAGCCGAGTAGTGAGTTATATTCCATCTTAGTTTCATTTAGTTACTTAACGATTCTGAGTATAGGTCACTTCCAAAGGACGATCTTACCCAGGGTTTCATTTTCGTTTGTTTTTGCTGACCGACAAACTCGATGAACCTAGTTTTTTCTTTTTCAAATTTGCTCTCGTACCCTCCGGCAGTAGAACTGTCTTTTGGTGTCCATAATTCCGCAAGTGTATCTTTAACCAGTGGATCTCTTGCTCCGAAAGGAAGACCATGAGTGTCAGCCTCATCAGTCATTTCCGTAGGATAGTACCAGTAAGAGAGCCAAGCACGACCTGAACCGGTAGGAGTTGGTTTAATCCCGAATTGATTATCTTTAAAGTAAACCCTCGGATCGGAATCGTAATAAGTAGCATTGGGGTCGCCTGACAGTTCATACTCAAATTCACTCACAGGGTAAGCGTCTGTTTTCACCGTTCCATTAAAATTAACCCAGACATTAGCAAAAGTTAGGAAGCGGGTTGGTAAATCATATTCTGCAGTGCTTGCAGTTAAATCTTGGGTGGTACTGGTGCGGTTATAATCGGGGTAGGTCTTAATAAGCTCTAGGGTTAATTTCCGCACACTGGCTCTTAGTTTAGTTCTCACCATTTCTCTCGTTATCGCCGGATCATCTTCAAAGTCTTTTAAAACCTCATCAGTCATTGAGTGGAGAGTCTGAAATCCGAAGCCTGTAAAAACTACAACATCGGAATAATCAGAGGTAGTCGTATCGGCAACATTCTTGTACCTAGCTTTAAACCAAGTGGTTGAAGTTTGAGCAGTAGCATCGTAAGTTGTTTTTTCCTGGTCAACCTGGAGAGCGATTGTGGCTAAAAGAGCATAAGTTCCCGATTCAGTAGTAGAGGTATAAATCTCGACTTGATTATATGGGATCTGGGGGACTGGGGTTCTGGCTCCATGCGCAAAGATTGGGCCTGTGGTATGACCTAAAGTGGTATCTGCGGTTACTGAGGTTAGTAAGACAATCTCGGTTAATTCTTCGCCTAACTCACCGAAAGCAACATAATCATCGGCAGCGTAACCGACATAACTTTCAACAGTAGAAGAAGTAGCATCAGCAGCAACATCAGCCGATAATCTAGTATTTTGTGGGCCAAGGACAGGGTGTTCAATCTCTAAAAACCCATCCTTGGTTACATTGATGATGGGTTCCATAATTTATTTCCTTAACTAAAAACGTAAGTGCAATGTGTTTGGTTTGTCTGGTCAACGCAGATACCTGTTTTAAAGTAAGCTCCGACTTTAAGATAACCATTAAAGCTTGTCATCAAGGTACTCCCAGCAACATAAATTTCCACATTCCCATCGCCATTTGAGGCGTGATTTGAAATCTCGATCACTGAACTCCCTACGTCAGCTCCAATGATAACTCCTTTAAGATACCCAGGTTTATTCTTGACTACTACATTAGCTGCGGCAGCCGCCTGATATTTTCTATCGTATTTACCCTCGTTTCTTGACATAGTATCACCACCTTTCAATAGAACATTTTTCTAGAACTTATCTTCTTTACTGCTCTCCGGCCAGACCTAACTTCCTCGGCTGTCTTCTTAAACAATTTCAAATAATATTTATTTCGAGCAGTTACTTCTTTATTAAACCTCTTTTCCTTCTTCTTTTCAACCCCCTGATTCCAATTATCAATCATCATGCCTACATTATCAGCCCCAACAAGGCCATCAATCTTGCCTGTTTCTTTGAGTCTCTGCATCTCCTGAGTTAGTTTTGATCCGCTAATTACGCTCATATTAAGTCTTTATTGGGAATAACTTGGCGCAGAGAACGACCCTACACCAAGTACAATGGGCGTTACCCATCCACTCCCATATTTATATTGGTTTCTTCTTTTTAACTTGGTCAACGGTAACAAACTTTGATTCTCCCCTAGCTTCTCTCTTAGCCATCTGTATTAATCTTAACATCTGAAGCAAGTCAACGGTTTTATAGTGAGAGCAGTAATAGCCCCAGTGTGTCCATTGTTCAAATCCAGCCTTCTTGCATTTAAAAGCGAAATTCATATCGTCATTATTGACAAGAATCCCATCTTTATCAAATGAGTCCTCAAAGGGGCGTTTAATCTTTTCTAGTACTTTCCTTTTAACAAAGATGAAGCCAGTAGCAACAGCCCCAACTCTTAATAGTCCCTTCCTCTTCTTTAGTGGAACTGGCTGGTAGATCATCCCCTTCTCGTCTTCCTTTTTGAAATCGTAGATGTGCCAGTAGACTCCCTTCCAGTCTCTATCAGGGTAGGGAATCCCGATGACATCCTTATCGTGGCGGACTAACTCAAAAGGGTTTAGCTCAGGCCCGGGGGGGTTATCGTCATCAATCATGCAAAGAATATCGTAATCCGTAGCCAGAAACTCTTTAGCGATCTTGTTACGATTTGAAGAAATAGGACGGGCAGATCTTAAACAGAAATAGAACTCATAAACAGAGGATAATTGTTGCATCCACTTGTAGATAGCTGTTTCCAGCCCTGCGGATGTATTCCCCATATTAAGGAGGGCTACAAAGATTTTCTTCTTTTTCTTCTCAGCCATTGAGCCATTATAACACTTACTTTGTTTTCTTTTTTTCAGCTAATTTATTAGCCTCTTTCATTAGTTTGGATTCTCCCGTTTCCACATCTTTCTCGATTTCATCCTTTTCCTCTTCAGTTAAAAAGCGAGAACCCACCTCTGGGTCTTTGCCCTTAAAATTCTCTGGAGAAGTAATTGTTCTTTTTTTCTTTGTCATAAAATTATCACCTCCTTTAAAGTTTTTCAGAATCTTTCTTATTAAACAACCTACCTTTTATATGCTGCTTTTTAACACGATCTTCACCTTTTTCATTAGCCTTCTTAATTACAAAAGCATGAAGCTCTTTCTGCTCCTCTGCTTTTTTGTTGCACCTATAAAGTCCACTCATACCTCGTTCTTTTAAAGCAGTATCCAAATCAACCCGATTGCGGTACTCACTCGGCATACCTCTTTTATTATGAAGTTGGTCTAAGTATTTTGGCATATCAATATTTTATTGTAAATGTTTGGGGAGAGTTACGCCCTCCCCAGATCGCTCATACTGAGTAAGAAACTGTATGAGAAGTTCCTTTTAAGCTGTTCCTGCTGTTCCCTCAAGAACGTAGTAGTTGGAACTATCAGTAGCATTACCAGCCCATCCGTAGTAGTTACCAGACGCAAAGTCGGTAGCCACTATCTTCATTGGGTTGGCACAGGCAAAGTAGTTACCAACAACCGTGTGAACACCAGCTCCTTGAGTTCTTAGTCCAGCCGTCATCGAGGTTGATACGCCGTCAGAGAATGAATTTTCCCTGAACACACAACCAACTGTCGTGCCGTGGCTATACATATCAATTCCGTAGCCAGCACAATCAATAAACTCATTTCTACGAATAGTTGGTCGCTGAACAGTTCTAGCTCCACCAGGAGTAATGTAAAGTCCTGCTGTTGTGGTTTGGTCGAAGATATTATCTTCAATCAAAACATCGGCACTGCAACCATCCATTAGAAGGCCATAAGTACCTTCATTTCCACCTCTAAATGTGACGTGATGAATCCAAGCTGAAGCAGTATTCTCATTCCAGCTTGAACTGATAGCGTTATAGCCGTCACCGACATAAGCACCAGCATAGTTACCACCACCGTCAATTAGGAAACCAGTCAATTCAACTCCTCTGGAGAGAATCACAAAACCACAACCTTGTTGTGCTGCACCGCCAGTTGGAGTGAAAGCAGCATTTTTGGTAGTAGCGTCAGATGGGCGCATCCTTTGTTCCCAACCGTGGCAAGCTCCAATAATCTTTATTGCATCCTTGTTTGAACCAGCGGTAGAAGAACCAACAATAACACTCTCCTTATGCTTGCCAGGGCCAACAATAACTACATCTCCTCGCCCACTAACAGTAGCATAAACAGCGTTTTGAATTGCTAGGGTAGCTGTATTAAAGAAGTAATCTTTATCAATCTTTGGTTGCATTTCTGCAGCCCAAACACTCCCGTTTAGAGCAGCGTAATGAATCTTCCCTCGGCCAACTAAACCAGCTCCTAAAATCTTGCTGATTTCAATTCCAGCTCTAGGATCAACGTTTCTGTTTTTTATCATATTTTATTATTCACCTCCCCCGTGTAATTATCTATTTATAATCGACCTTCCTATTTTATTCTACCTTTTTTTATAGCCCTTATAGCATCGCTAAAAATATTTTTCGATGACATCTTTTTTGGCACTTTAAAGAATGGGGCAAACTTTTTTCCTATTTTGGCATGACCTCTTAAAACCCTCTTGGCTGTCGTTTTTCTTAATTGCCTTATTGTTCCCTTCATATTTTTCCTCACCTCCCGTTTTCACCTATTAAAAGACGTAGAGGCCCGTAACTCTACACAGTTTACCCTCCTTGCGGAGATACTCGTGGCTCAAATAAAGCGTTAAACCTTTCGCTAACTTTAGGTGTTTCTCCCTCTTAGCTGAGTAGCGTGGTGCTAAGAAACCCCGTTTTTTTATTGAACGTCTCTCAAGAATGAGTGCGATCTCGGTCTGTCTGTCGCTAGGTCAGCGTACCAGTAAACCACCGCTTCATAGGCGTCTGAGCCGGAAACCCTCGATAAAACTGAGCCGTCTCTGTCCATCCAGTCCCAATCACCCATTTGCATTATGAACAAATGGTCGGTGTCCAAAAAGAACATCGTATTAGGCGGACAATCAACGTCAGCTACTAAAGGTACTCCGCTATATTCAAGCGCTTTAAACCCACCATCTAGGTCAAGCGTATTCACGAATCGCTTATCAGATACCAATAAGGCAGCGTAGGCGTCTCGCAAATCGTGACCACAGAGGATAAGACTCACTTTTCCACCATTCTTTTCAACCGCACTATGAGCCTCCTGCATCAAGTCGAGGGTTAAATCTCGGTTTACGCTAGAGTTGTCATCGTTAGTAAAGGTCGAACATTTCCACCATGCGAAAGATGAACGGTTAAGGTTGTGCAGAGTCGTCACATAAGTAGCATCGTCTACAATTCCTTTTAGTCCCATCATTTCGTAAGAATCGGAAGGAAGAATCCCAGCTCCATCGTGAGAATTAGCTAGAATTACCCAATCGTTATCGGCAACTCCTGTGTCGATAGCAGTTGTGGTACATGAAGTAGCACTGTCAACGCTAGTAATGGTTACGTCAGTATCGGTAGCCACACCAGAATCGTCAGCGATAATATCAATGACCATGCCATCAAACAAGTAGTTTGTACCAGGGCCATCAACTGTCATAGTTGTTCCCTCAGCACCAGGATCACCATTGATTAAACAACGCCTGGAAGTTCCATCGTTGAAAAGTTGGTAGTTAATATCTTTCTTGAGATCTCGAGTTACACCCTGAATTTCAGCGTCAAGAGCACGAACAATCGCTCCTTTGTCATCTCTACTGGCTGCCATAACAGGACCAGAGACTTGAATACGACCTCTGTTGTAAGCAACATTGTCGTAAGGATTCTTGAACTTCTGTTGTCCCGCAGTTGGTAGGGCTGTTTCCGCACCAGCACCAATTCCAGCATTTCTCTGATAGTGGGCAACCATTTGCCATCGTTTACCAGATACGTCTCTTTCGTTTCGTTGAACTTTGTTAAGAAGAATTGTAGCGTTATTGAGCTGTTCCCGAATGACTGGTAAGTAGTCAATCTTCAGGGCTTCGTCAAAATTAGTAAGATTTTGTGCTATATTTATTCACCTCCTCCAGTGCAAATAATTCAAGTAATTAACTTGAAAGTTTTACCTTGGATTAGAAGTGATATTATTCCGACTGTTTTAAGCGAGCGAGAAAAGCTGAACCTGCTTCTCGATAGGTTTTAGGTGTTTTTTTGCCTGGTTTCCTCGGTCCGGTTGATCCGGTTCTCTCGGTTTCCACGCCACCTTTTTGCTTTTTCAATGCCTCTTTTACGGCTAAGTCTGTGAAGTCATCTTTCTTCATCTCCATAAACTTAGACCGAGGATCGAAATTCGCATTCCCTGGTTCTTGCATTGATTTAATCACCTCTTGGCGATTAAACTTTGGCTTGCCACTTCCGCCAGGAAATTCCTTTTCAAGAGCATCCATCTTTTTATCAAAGACTTCGTCCCTTCTTTTCTCCGTTAAATCTTGGTCGTATCTTTTAAGGCCCTTATCAACCCCATCCTGGATAAGTTTCTGAAGAGCTGCCTTAACATTCGGCGCTGTGTTCTTTAGAACCTCATCCTCTTCGATTGTCTGCTTGGCCTCACTTTCTGCTCTGGTCTTTCTTTCCGTATCTTGCTTTTTAAATTTAGCAAGCTCTTGAGAGCGTTTAGTAAACTCTGGCTCAACCTTCTTGGCGTATTCATGGAGTTCCGCAGCGGTCATCTCCTTTTCCTCGCCCATCACATTAAGCTTGTAGCGTACATCCTCACTCTCGTCTGACTGTTCTCCATCTTGGGTTTCCTGGCTATCTGTTTCGGCATCAGCTGTCGAAGCAGACTCAGTTTCCTCAGAATCTTGAACTTTGTCTTGGTCTGTCATACTGACTCCTTTCGGTTAGTCAATTAAATAATAAATGAACTTCTCTAAATTGTCAAATTACATCTTCCTATGTCTTTTGGCTGGGAATGTCCCCATTGCTGATTTGACGAGAGTTTTAAGATTTCTCCTACTAAGAGGACTTGCTCTTTTCTTTCTTGGCTTTTTTCTTATAAATCTTATATCTTCATCACTGGCGGTAGTTCCAAACGCTCCACGAGCAACTGCTCCAGACAATATTACTTTTGACCCTTGAAGCCTCTTAACATCCATAGCTGTTACTGCTTTTCTTGGCATATTTTACCTCCTTTATATTCTCACTCTACTTTTAACATCTTCGAGCCTATTTTTAACCAATTCCTCTCTTTCTTGCTCAACTTCCCTTGTCTCTTTAGCCACTTTTTTAAGCAAACGAGCTTTTTTCCCCTCGATCAATAGTTGACGAATATCGAGTAAGATTTCCAACTGAACCCTGATCCACTCATTACCAGCTGGATAGGTTATATCTTTAAAAGATAGTTCTATTTCGTCTTTAGTTCTCATAACTCAATATAACACATTTGGGACTCAGCCAACTAAATCTTTAAAGTCATCAGTGGCCGCAGCCTCTTCCTTGTCTAACTGTCCTTGACCAGATTGACAAGTTCCTCGAACGTACTCCCATGTGCCGCTGTTAAGCGCTTCCTGAAAACTGACTGGATTATCTATTTCTCCACCATCCCCATCGTCGATCTTTTCTGTCCAGCCAATTTGCTTAGAAAAAGCATTCTTCAGCTCGATTTTACGAGCAGCACTAGCATTAACGTTGTTTAAAAGAAAAGTATAGAAATCTGGAATAGCCATTTAACCTCCTTTCTTTATAAATAAGCACAAACTGCTCTAATAATATTTGGACTGGTTCCGCCAACATTACCAATACCAGCCATAGATGCCTGATCTTGCATGGAATTAAGATAGTAAGTATCCTTTGCCGATAGAGCAAGGTATTTTTCCCGAAAGACAGCCGTATTACAAGAAGCACTAGCATTTGCATTAAGAGATACAAAGCTAGCACTAAAATCAACATCGTCCACACTGTTATTAGCCTTTGACAAAGTGGTGTAAATGATCACATAGCCGATACTAGCAGCTCTCCAAACCTGAATAACTGTTTGATAATAAACCCTCCATACTCCTATCGGTATTTCAATGTTTATACCTCCAAGATTGTACCAGGTACTTTGAGTGGGACTGCTTTGAGTATTATTGCCAGTGTTCCTAGTTTCAACTGTCCATTTTAGCGGATCAAGCGGAAAATCAAGCGGTGCTTTTTGGGTTGAATAGAAGGGATTGGTTATCGTTCCAGTAGATAAATCGTAATCAGTTCCGCCATAAACAGTTATAGTTGAGCCAGGGTCGTCAAAAACAACCTTGGTAACAATGAAGTACTGAGTGCCACTGTCGGTCAGTTTTATCCTCATTCCAGGGCTATACTTACTCGTAGCGTCGAAACTAGCTATCGTAAAAGTATAGGTTGGGTCATCACTAGAGGCATAAGTCCAGGTTTCGTCTGCTTCAACCCATCCATCTCCTAAAACAAGTTGAGTTCGTGTGTTTGCTTCTCCTAAATCTCCCATAATTCTATTTAACCAATTAATCCTAACGATTGCAAATCTGCGACAAGCGTACCTAGCACATCAGCTACTTCATCAAGAGTGGTGCTATTAGCATCGTAACTTCTATCAGCGGTCACATTGCTTGGCGTGTAGGCCGAGGGTTGAACTACTGGCGTAGCATTAAAAAATCCCATCTTTTGATTTGTCGCTGTACCTATTTTTGTCCCCGTTGCTGTTCCCAGGACAATATCTACGGCTTCACCAAACTCTAAATCACCATCGGCCTGAACAGAAAGCATTACTGCGTCATTACTATCCTGCCACTCTGTAAGATTGGCTGATTGGGCGGCGGCTCCTTTGATAATCTGGCCGATTACTGCTGCGCCTGAAGAGGTAACATGTAGTTGGGCACCTGGGGAAGACTCACCAACACCAACAAGACCTGGAAATATTGTGTTATTTAGCCCTGGATCTGTGGCAAAAAACGAGCCAAAGGAAAAACCCCCTCCTCCATACATCGATATCTGATTTGCAGTCGCGCCTGATGCTGACCTAGTTTGAAATCTTAATCCAACTGCATAGTTTCTATCTATATCGCCACCTATCAAAAAGCCAAACGGTAAAGCCTCGCTAAATCTTTTAATATACGCAGTCGTTCCCAAAATAGATCTTCCACTAACTTCTAACTTTTGCCCTGGAGCATCCGTCCCTATCCCCACTCTCGCATTAGTAGTATCCACTGTTAATACATTAGTAGTATCTTCCTTGTTTATCTGGAATGTGGTTGTTGAGTTTGAAGTTGGCTGGATTAGAAGATCTCCGGTAATTGGATCATTTTCAGCCGTTAGTTTTAAATAACGGGCATCTAGGAAACCTATTGATGGTGAGCTGATTTGTTTCATGCCCAAGTCTCCAGTTCCACAATCACCCCAGCCTCAGCAGAGGCAAAGTAAATAGTGGTACTATCGAGGTCATTTTTATCAGAATGGTAATCTGAGCCAGCCGGAAGGGTAAAATAAGGGGCGATAGGGGTAGCCACCTTATTAGTCACAAAGGCAAAGCGGACATCAAATAGTGTCCGACACCTAAATCTAACTTCTTTGGTATTAGCTGGTAAAGCCTGAGAATACTCTGTGTCTGCCGAAGTCAGAGTAACATTGTAGGGAGTGTTTGTAGTTGATACCCCCTGCTCTTCAACTGGCTGGGTTTCCGTCAGGTCAGCTTTTAATTGAAGGTCGGTTAGAATATCGTCTTGTTTATCTTCAGTGGCTGCACCTGAAGGAAGAGCCGATTCAGAAGTCTTAACTCTTACGGCAACATCACCACTACCATCCTCGACAAACCTATCTCTTTCTCTCTGATTTGTTACTCTTGGAAGGGTCATTACTTCTCCTCAATATTTATTTTTTTGATTCCTCCAAAGACATCGAAGATCCTTTTTAGGCTCTTAACAAAGTTACTGAAAGACTCTAGTTCGTCTGTTGTCAAGTTAGGCATCTCTCCTGTGGGCAATACCGAGGCTTGACCATCAACATTAAACTCCATTTCGCCATTGATTTCCTTACTATTTATTTCAAATTCAAAATCGTGAGTGTAAACTGCCATATTTCCTCCTTTAAGCTAAACCTTGACTTGCTAATTCTCCTTGAACGTGAGCGATAATCGCCTCTTGCCTATCTGGTGGAGCAGTAAGAAATGTTTGAGTCTCAGTAAAGTCTCTGTGTGCCTGAGTATGTTCCAAGGTTGCTCCTTCAGTTGGTGGTTGATCTTCTCCATTCATCATTTCCATATTTTCCTGATCTGCTAAACCAATCATATCAATTCCTCCTCCAGCACCTCCGCCTCCGCCACCTTCTTGTCCCCTACGACCTGCGATTTCAGCCTGAAGTTGGTGTTGTTCCAATCTTTCCTCTCTGGCCTTCTTTGAAAGGTCTTCAACATTAGCAAATTCATACTGCCTTAATACCTCATCGGATGGGATTGCTCCCTCAGCAGCCAGTTCCCTAAGAGTTTCCCTCCTAGCCTCTAGAGTATGTCCGAGCCAGGAACCAATCTTAACAATCACCTCGTTATCGCCAGTAATAATTGTAGCCCCCTCTGGTTTATTCTTCGCTCCCTCACCAATAACCTTTAAAAAGTTCAATCTTTCTGTCCCTTCTTCACTCTCTTCAATTTCAGGATCAGTAAGTTTAATTATTCTTGAAGCAACATATTTCTCAGAGATAATTTCCAAAGCTCTCCGACCAGTAATTGATAAAAATGATTCTAGTGATTGTCGGATCCCAGCCAAACTATTTGCTTCAGCCGCTTGTAGAGCCTCTAAGGTTTTACCTGATCTCGCTCCGGCTGGCAATCTCCCAATTGAGGCTTCATGGGAGGCTAGGGAATCTTCTGTGTAACCGTTTAAATCATTAGATAGGGTATCAATAGTCCCAGGTAGAGGGCTCATGTTCCACTGTTGAAATAGCCTGTTTTTATTTATCTCGACAACTTCTCCCTGGTAGTTATCAAGTGGAGAAATAGACGCTCCGTGGCCCTTTTCGGCAATGATCCGATAAACTAAAGCCTTGTTAACATACATTAGTTTTTGAGAAAGAGAACGGTCTAACGCTTTGTTAAGAGGTACGGTATCGCTTACCCAGGCTCGGTGATAAATCTTTAATGGATCTTGAGGAATTTGAAAGAGATACAATGGGTATTCAGTGTCTTTTAGCTCTTCTTCTCTTAGTTTCTGCCCACCAGCGTAGGTAAATAGAGTCAAGTGTCCACCCTTACTGTTTTTCTCATCGTCCCAGAGGTAAGCTTCTTTAACAGTGGCTCGTTTAATCTTGTCGTTCTCCATCTGGCCGTATTCTTTTCTAATTATCCTAGCCTTGTATTGTGAGACAGCTAAATCTTCGTCAGCTTTAACATTCTTCCTGTTTTTACTATCGTATTTCTTGTCTTGTCCGATTTCGTCTAAGGGTTTTGAGACTGCTTTGAATAAGTAGCGACTAACTAATTTCCCAGAATCGAGATAAGCCATTGGACTAATGTAAATATCGAAAGGGCTATGGAGCCTGTATATAACCTGGCCTAGACCGCCATCAGCCTTATCATCCCAGCCCATCTCTACCCAACCAACAGAAGTAGAAAGACCAGTATCAACCATCCCTCTAATAACTATTTCTAAATGAAGCTTGCGGTAGAGGTAGTCGAGAAGCTTCCCAGACCTACGGGCATTAACGATTGTCTCAGGATCAATGTCGCCTGGAATAACCTCCCACTTAGGCTCAAAACGAGTAGCGTAATTCTTGATTGACCTCTTTGCAGGCTTAATCTTATTGATGACCAGTCTTACTTCTCCTCTTTTTCTTGGTGGCCTCTCTAGTGAATTAGTGACAGTGTTGAAATGAGAATAGTGGTGGCCTTCCTCGAACATATAGTTCATGTACCACTCGAAGTGTCTTTTCTGCATCGTGCCCTTGGAGCCAGTAAACAGCCCTTCACAGTAAGAAACTTGCTCTTCGTCAGAAGCGTTTTTAAAAAGCTTTCCTTTTTTATTTATCTTGATTGCCATTGGACAGTTTTATACTACTATATATAGTATACCTAAAGTTTATCTTTTGCCCCCATCAGTTTTTCCAAGGGAACATCCTCCACTGGAATATAGGGATTAGGTTTCTCCTCTCTTTTTTCCTCTTTAACAGGAGTAGCTACTTCTTTGTACTCAGTCGCATCCTTAGAAATGATCTTTAAACCGAGTTTCTCACGTTCTTTTCGGTTAGCAACGTCCTGATATACAATATAAGCAAATTCCAAGAGAATGACAATTAGAAGAAAAGTGTTCATACTATATATATATCACATTTACCATTGTTCGCCAAGAATAGGATCACAGTGTTCCTTATCTTTAAAATTCGCTCTCAGCCTGTCGGTGAAGAAATCGGTTGACTCTACCTTATCCTTTTTATCAGCAGGAGCAAAGCCAATTTCCTCTGTGTCGCTCAAGCACTCGATCATGTCGTCATGCTTGGCATTTGGGAAAGAGATTAGCTCATCTTTTAAATCAATAGGCTTCTCGGTCATTTCCTCTTTAATGAAAATCTTTCCCTGCTCAAAGCGAGGCTGGAGAATAGCTCTTATCCGGTGTTCCTTTTTCCTGCGAATCCTAGCCTTAATTGGAGTCAGGGGCAGGTAGACCCCCTTCTCTTCCTCTCTTTCGTGTATCGGAGCGAGTAGAGTTTGTGCCTGTCCGATAACCTCGATACTCATTGTTAGTGGTTTCCACCGCTTATGAACCGAGAATAGCTCGTCAATTAGCTGTCCCACAGTCCACTTCCCTCTCCTGATCTCTCTCACATACCAATTATTAAAACTGTCGATGCTCACCGTCAGGATTGTAGAGAAGTCAGCGTGCTCTGATTGGGAAATAGCGGGGTCACACATTGAAAAGGTATTCACTATCTCAGGGCATTTCTTGTAAGTCTTGACCTGGGACTCTTTTATCAAGGCTCTCTCCTCATCAATAGGGGAATTGAGGTAGAAACTAGAGAAAATGAAGCTCCCGTGAAGTAGTTTTAGCTCTTTTAGCTTCTCTTCGTTAAATCTCTCGGGAAAGTAGAATCCCCCACCCTTTTTGTAGGAGCTTTTAATGAAGAAATCAAACTTGTCTCGGTAGTTTTCTATTAAATAGGAGTAAAGCTCATAGTAATTCCACCTCGTGCCTATCACAAGCATAATTCCATCAGGCTCTAATAAGGAAAAGCTCTTTTTCCACCAATCAATCACCTTATCAGCCTGGAATTTACTGTCGGAGTTCTCGTTATTCACTAAATCATCGCCTATAATCCAATCGTAATGCTGAGAAACTAGGTTTCCTCCTACCCCTACGGCTGTAATTGTTGCCTCCCTGACTCCCTTGCTCCTCCCTTTGACGATAATCTCGTCCTCATTCCACTTTAGCTTGGGATCGTACATCTCCCCATAGAGAGTTTTGAACTGTTCATTGTTTTGGAGGTGATATTTCATCTCGCCAAGCATCCTCTGGGCATTACCGAGAGTAGCATTAGCGATTAATCCTCTGGTGTTTTTGTCTTTGGCTACCTGTTGCAAGGCCCAGCCGACTGTAAAGAAGGAAGTTTTGAAGTGTCCACGAGGAACGAGAATAACTCTTACCCTTGATTTAGCGTTCTTAAACCAGGTTGACCACTCACCGTGGACATGGTCAACGAGAAACCTTCTCCGAGCAGGGTCATTCTCGATAATATACTTATTATAATAGTATAGGTCTTCTAAGCCTCTTAACTTTTTCTGAATTAGGAGGCTTTCGTAGAGCTTGAGTTCTTTTTGATCGAGAGCCATTAGCTCATTTTAGCACATTAGTTATTTAACAAAGTCACCGTGCCGCTTGAGGCATCAGCGATAAAGAACGAACTATCTGGGTCATTTGTTCCGATTCCGATACTGCCATTTGCTGACGAAATGAAGACTAAATCTTCATACTTCTCCACTTTGGCTAGAAACTTACGGAACTCAGGAGAAAGTTTAAACCCTAGATTCTTGAATACCTTCTCGATTCCTTTCTCTAAGTCTTTTATTTCACACAGGCTATTAACCACTTTCCTAAGACCTTGGTTTACTTTCTCTACCTGTCTCTTTTGCTGTTCCTTTTTAAACTCTTTTAGAGCTTCATCTATTACTTTTTTCTTCATTTTCCCTCCTTTAACCATTTTCTATTTCTTTTCTTCCACCTGTTCTCTAGGACTTCTACTGCCTGTTCCTTCATCATTCCTGGTTTAAAGTCTTTTCCGACCTTCTTAACCAATTCCTGCCATTTCATTTTAGAGTAATCAGGCATAACCTTCTTAGCCCTGGTAGCCTCTTCCTCTTCAATTTCATCCGTTAGCACCTCAAGTCCAGTATTAGTGAACTTTAGGGCGTGATGGGCAGCGAATCTATCATCTTGGCTATTGAAAGACCTTACCTCATCGACCTTCATTTCAAACCGAGCACCGCCGACAGTCCATTCGACCATCTTCTTTGTTCGATTAATTAGTGTTACTGCTGGGTATATCATTTTTTATCTCCTTTCTTTAAAATTTTATCAAAAGCCTTTTTCCTGCAATAACTACAAATACAAAAAACTCCTTCCATATTCTCAAGCCTCTCTTCTTTCCCACAATAGTCGCATTTAGTTCCCTTTGGTACTTTATTTGTGATATTGGTTGGCGGCGAGTTTAGTAGCCACTTGATAGTTTTGAGAATCTTCATTTTTCCCCTTTCTTTTTAATATATCTAAATCCACCTACCGCTAGTAGCCCTCTGCTGGGGCAGTCATCATTCACGCAAGTTAATGCTGTTTTTAATTTCAGGCTAGGATGATCCCCAACCGGAACCTTCAATAATAGTTGCTTACAGCTAAAGCATTGATTTTCCTTCATATTACTCCCCTCTTAATATTGGGTCTATTTTTCTAATCGAGATAGATTTGCTTTCACTACCTTAATGGCCTCTTGTTCATTAGAGCAAAATACTTCCTCTGATCCATAGTCATCTAACTCTTTTATTTTATCCTTTGCTATGTAAGTTGTTTCTACTACAAACCCGTTCTCGATTACTTTGACGCTAATTTCAGTATATTTTTTCATTATTACTCCTCTCCTCTTAGTCTTGTAAATACTTCTTCATTTAATTCTCTATTATACTCTGTTTTACCGTGACAGGAGGCACAGGCTAAACAGGTTTTCTCGAAAGTGTGCTCGCATCTCGAGTCACTCCTTTTATAACGATGAGCAAAAGAAAGTCCAAAGGTTCCCATGCAATCTTTTAGTCTCATCTCGCAGCTAGTTATACCCAAATTCATGTATCGGGCCTTTAGACGCTTCCTGGCCGCTTCCCAGGCTCGTGTTTTCTTCCCTTTTTTTAACATTTTCCAGTATCTTTTAAATAATTGTTGATAAAATCTTCGATTATTTCTAGCCTAACTGTTTCCCATCTAGCTCCTGTTCCATCTCCGTCCCACTGAAACTCTTTTTTCATCAGTTTCCTCAACGCCTTAGCCATCTTCTTCCTCTCTTCTTCTTTACCAAGCTCATAGGCATCAACTAATGCTTCCTTTACTAACTCTTTCTTTGTCTTCATTTCTCCCTCCGTAGTTTGTTAAGTTCTTTTACAAGCTCGTTTATTTTTTCGATGAGTTCTTTGGGATTATTAGCAACAACAGAGTGTCTCATTCCATGCACACTAGAAGCTACAGGCACAAGCTCTATCTCTATTTTCTCTATCTTCTTCATGCTTGCTTTTTTTATTTTGGTTTAGGTAATTTGTAAGTTGTTTCTCCGATGACTACTTCTCTCTCAGCTAGGAGGATCGTAATATCTCCTAAAAAGAATGTGGCATGCTTATGGGTTCCCTTAGAGAGAATCTTCTTTCGATTATTGACGAGAGCCATAATCGCTTTAGCTAAATTTTTATTAGAAATTTTAAGCTCCATGAATCTTTCCCCCGTTTAACTTAATGTCACTCTCTAGCTTTTTAATACACTTGGGGCAGATTTTCTTTTTCCAAACTATCACTCCATCAATGTCCTCGTAGCTGATTTCTTTTAAGGGATATTCCACCCCTCTCTCAAAATGTTCTTCACACCAACCGTGCTCAGGGGCTTTCTCCGAAAGATGTTCAACAATCTCTTTCTCAGCTTTAAGAGGCATATTGTCTTGGCTAATCGGCTCCTTCTCACTCACAACCCACTCTCCATTTTCACCTACCTTATTCTCTAAAGGATGGACAATGGCTACGGGAACGTTCTTAGAAGTGAGAACGATGGGAAGATCATTTAAAAATATTGATGCCTGGCGCTGAAAGTCTCTTAGCTTTACTGTCTTCATTGAGCCTATTCTATCACCCTGTCGCCATAGTGTCAACAAACACCCTTATTCAGTCGCCAATCTGTCAACAAAGGCCTAGATTATAAAAAAAGTATTACGAAGGGGAGCTTGGAGATATATATATTTTACAATCCCAATCCCATCGTACCTATAGCCCCCCCCTTGTGCCTAGCCTGTGCCTGAGTATGTCGCATATTATAGATTGTGCGACATAGTTAAAGCTTAGGCTTGTAGGCGTGAGGAGTAACACTGCCTTGTACCCATTCCCTGCTAGTACATTGTATGCCTTACTCTATCTGCTAGTGCCTTACATTAGAGGGTATCATCCCTCTCGAATAGCAACACTGTCTTCGTTGATAAAATACATTACTCCATCAGGCGTGGGATTCTCTGGGTCGTGTAGTATCGGTACACCTCGGAAGAACCCTAGTATCTGTATTCTTTGGGGAATACCTAGTAGTGTTTTTATTAGCTTAGTCTTGGTTCTTTTGGGTTTCATGTAGCTAACTCCTCCTGTAATTGCTGGTTCTTCTTCTTTAGCTCTTCGGTGGTTAAATCAAGGTTGATATTTAATCTCTTTGTTTCTCTCTTTTCCGGTGCATAGACTCCGGCTACTTTGTTGATCTCCTGGATATACGCTAATCTGGTCCGGTAGTCCGTTACTTTGTCCCCATCGCTAGTAGTCTGCACTGCGTCTAATCCCTGACTTAACCTCTTTTCTGTCTTGCTGTTTTTACCCAATATCTTGCGTCCTGTCAGTCCATCAAGTAGAGCTTGTCTAAAATCAGGCTTGTTAAGGTTCTCATAGGCCATAGAGGACGCTACAGCGCTATTCTTGGTAGAATATACCTTTTTATGTGCTTCTGAGGGTTTAAGCCCCTCTCCTGCCTTCGCTGATACTACCATTAGATCCTTAACTAGACTCTGTTTAGCCGTCAGTCCATATGGGTTGCGCTTAGTCTTCTTTGGTGTTGCCATGTTTAAAATCCTCTACCATTTTATCTACCATAAAGTTAGCAACATCATTTAGCTTGATAATAAAACTCCTCTTTGGATCAAAAGAATAAACAACCGCAAGAGAATTACCCTTGAAGCCTCCCACAAGTGCTTTCAAACAAGCGAGTTTTAATCTTGCCTGCTCTATCTTAATGACTTTCATGGTGATAAACTTGACATTGTTAACTTACTATGATACTATATTGTTAGAGTGTATGAGGTAGAGCCAGAGGACAGACTAACCCTACCTCAGATTATTATAGCACAGTACCTTTAAAGGTTGTCAGTTAGCTACTTGGGTCGGGCTTGCTCTTAATAGCCGATAGAGTCAATCTATACGCTGGTTGATATCCGAGTAGCTAGTTGATAGCCTTTAAAAGCTCTTTAATAACTGAATAACAAGGCTGAGAGAAAGTGGGTAACTATGACAGACCGACAAGAACTAAAGAAACTATTGTCGAGGGATCGTCATCAAGTATATACCGTTTTAAGAGGCGTTAGCCGTTCTAGTATGACTAGGTGGCTTGATCTCTTTGTAATAATCAAAAATGAACCGTACCGAATTACTTATAGCGTAGCTAATATTCTGGACTGGAAGTATAGCCGGAAAAGAGAAGCAATCATCGTCAATGGTTGCGGAATGGATATGGGGTTTCACACCGTTTATAGTCTCTCCCGTGTTCTCTATCCTAAAGGATTCAAGGTCAATGGGATTGGGAGAAATGGGGATACGAGCGGATGGGATAAAGACGGTGGCTATAAACTGAAACAACGTTGGCTCTAATTATTTTTAAACTACTTGGCCTTGTTATTTAGTTAGTAAGGATTAATTAAATAGAGGAAATATGAAATACCTATTTGGACACACAAACGAAAGCAATGCCTACCTTGTCAAAGATTATCCCTGGGGGTATCGGCTCAAGACTGAGAGGCGCTATTGGATCGAAACAGTAGCAGGCAAGGGCGATAGATCAGTGTTTCAAACCAAGAATCCTAAAACAGGGGTCTGGTGCAAGCCTAAAAAGTCCACCTATAATGCCGTGATGGTCTTGTACCTAGATGAAAAAGGCCATGTTAAAACAAATAGCTTTCATACTGGCTGGGACGATGAAAAGGTAGTCAGTAAGTTTTTAAAGGAAATAGGCGGGATCGAAAAGCTGAACGATAAGCAAGCCTTTAAGGTCAAAGAAGCACTAGCAGTCTCTCAAACTCAGAAACATATCAAATACACAGTAAAACCAATACCGGCACGAAGAACCGAGGAAGAAGTAGCCAAGCACAAACAAGAACAAGAAGAAGTCAAAAAGGGAGTAATGAAAACCTTTAATTATTACATGGCAAAAGAATAGTAGCTGGTGCTCGACAAGACTGGGGAGAGTTAAATGCACCCACCATGAGACCTTGAGTCTCGATACGGACAGCCAGCACCTAGTAGGTCAGATTAAAGTAGCCTAATCAACGGGAATACCCGCATGAAGCTGATTAGTCAGCCTACTAGATAATTATTAAACTATGAATAAACCACAGGATATGCCAGGACCGGAAGACAGATACGAAGCGCCGGATGAAGCACGGGACAAGGATAATGATTGCGACTGTCCCCATGACCATGCTTGTTGCCCCGGAGATATAACTACGATTAGATGCGCATATTGTAATAAAAACTTATATCAAAAACCACGCCAGTTATTTGAGATTGAGTCAACGACTAAACAATTACTAAGGGATCTTTTTATGGCTAACTTGTTTAATTGGATACTTATTTTGGTAATCACTATCATTTTTCTGATTAATTATTAAAACTGATAACATGAACGATTTAAATACCAAACTAGCTAATCTAGCTAAAATAACCAAGAAATACCGGCTTGAAAGGTTGATTCTACCAGTAGACAGCGAGGGCTGGAGTGACGGCTTTATGCTTGATTTAAATGGCGAAAACACCAAGAAAATGAAAGCTCAGGCGGTTTTAAAAAACATTGAAAGCAATGAGGATAAGCAAAAGCCAAGGACCAAGCCAATTATCGAAAAATCAAGGCTTAACAAACAAGAGGTCATTGATATCAGCTACAACTTAAAAAACAACTGGTGCATCCTTGAAAGCAAGACCAGCAAGAGGGCGGTCAATCCCATCTTTGTTAGGTATTTTTATGATCTATACAAGAACAATCTCAGGTTGTTTTTAGGAAAAGAAGAGACGGCAACGATAGCGGTTTACTCTGGCGAGGTATTAGTGGGATTAATAATGCCGATGAAAACCAGTGAGTCCCTTTAGGAGGGATTTAAACCTTGAGCACCGGGCCTGGTAATCTTAACAGATTACGAGGTCGGTCCTGAGGGCTTAAATATGAAAAAGAAAATCGTTTATATTTCCGGTACTTGGGATCTATTACACCCAGGCCATATACATATTTTACGGAAAGCTAGATTGCTGGGTGACTATCTAGTGGTGGGGGTAAACACTGATAGATACGTTCGCACCTATAAGCCAAAACCACTTTTCGACTACGGTGAAAGAAAACTAATGGTTAACGCAATAGGTTCTGTTAACAAAACTGTCTCTCATAGTGGGTACGATAAGGTTTCAGGCCTTGTCAAAGAGAAGGTTAACGTCAGAGTTATCGGGGAATGTCCCGGCGGATGGTGTCTTGAGAGTAGCGAAGAAAAGAAAAAGCGCATAGTTAAACTACATGAAGATGCCGGGATAGAGATTGTAAAGATAAAGAAAATACCGGGGTTCTCTAGTAGCAGATTGAAAAAGAAAGTAAACAGCGCTTTTTTGAAGAAATTAATTATAGAAGGAAGATAATATGAAACAACCACGTTTTAAATTGACTGCTAACCTTAAATTCACTACCGATGCCAAAGACGAGAAGACGGCAAAGGCTAGATTAAAATTCTGGGTTGAGGGGATTAATAAAACAGTTAGCGCCTCAACCAACCTAAAAGTAGACAAGATTAAATGTAATAAGTTACCCTTTTAAACATGAAGAAACCAACACCTGAAACCAACTACCAGCTAATCAAGACAATAATAGATAGACAAACACTCCTACATAAGAGGATCGGGAGGTTAGAAGACACCCTAGCTAAGGTTGTAAAGGCAACCGGGAAACTGTTAACATTACTAAGGCATTAATGAAAAAGAAAAACTTATTCGGCATCAGTGGTCAAGAAGAGTTCCTAGCCTTAAAACAGCTAGAGGGTGAAACCCATCGAATATGTCCGACCTGCAACCATAGGATAAATAAGATAGAAGAGGTTGAGTTCCTAGTAAATGTTGGGGAGTGCGCAAATTGCGACTCTATTAGAGTAGATTAATTTGATTTAATATGTTAATATAGTATTATAGAAAGGAAAACTAATGAAACATAAAGAAATTGTTATCGCTACTATTATCGGGTTTTCGATTCTTGGGTGTGGGTGGTTCAATTACGATGTTAAACAGAAGTCTATTA